CAAAACACTCCTGCTGATTCTGGTAAGTATTACACTAAGATGGTTCCTTACACTGCAGTTGAATACTATGGAGATATAAATGTTTTTGATAGTTCAGGTAAAGGTTTTGAAGGTACACCTTGGGAAAAGATCTATCTATGTAATGGTCAAAATCCTGGTGTTCCAGATAAAAGAGGTAGAGTTGGTGTAGGTGTTACATTTGGTACAGGAATGGATGCTGCTGTTGCACCTGGAGGACTTAATCCAACATACAATTTGTTTACAAAAGCAGGAACAAATAGTGTTACATTAAGTAGACCACAAATACCTTCACATACACACACTGCTACAGTTACAATTAATGATCCTGGTCATCAACATAATTATGAAACTAGAATTACTAATAATAGAGCTCAATTTTCTAGTGATGAAAGAGAAGTTACTACTTATGCAATGTCCACTTTACAAACTCAAAGTAGTGTAACAGGGTTAAAAGGAACAGGTGTAGGTCAAAATGTTTTTGTAACAAACGCAGAAGAAGGAGGTGGTCTTCCTCATGCTAATAATCAACCAGCAATCGCTTGCTATTATATAATGTACATTCCTTAATCTTATAAATAATAATAATATGTCTTGTTCTCCTGGAACTCCTTGCTATAATACACAAACCATATACTCTGGATGTGCAGATGATCCTTGCAATCCTAACAGTAGAATTAGCTGTGATGGTGTTGTATACTCTGGACCAAATCTTATATGTACAGGTATAGAAGCTTGCGACACACTTTGTACAGCTTTACAAAAAATTGATGATGCTATTTGTACTTCTCCTGGATCTTCGATAACAGCTAATAACGGTCTTTTAAAAACTCTTAACAACATTCAGCTTGGAGGACCATTAGTACAAAATACATCAATTGGAACAAATCCAACAAATACACTATCTATAACTGGTCTTGTTGTAGATTCAAACCCAGACTACATCCTTACAGAGACAAGTCTTGGTGTAGTTAGAAGAGCATTACCGTCAAGTATCTCTAATAACATTACACTTGATGATAATGTAGGTCTTGAATTTTCTGCTCCAAATGAACTAAGTACAATATACAATACACTTGTTCCAGATGATGTTACATCTGTTCAAGTAGGAGGTGCTGCACCTGCTCTTGCTAGTTTTTGGAAAACAAAAACACTGGTGGAAGTTTTGGATTTGATATTGTTCCCTTTACAACTTCCTACATATGCAAATCCTACAATTGGATTTGGAACAGTACCAAGTGGACTTCAAGAGATTGGTAAATCAATAACAGTTCTATTAACTCCATCTGCAACTAAAAACGCAGCTGGTGCATTTACACAATTCCGTATATTCAAAAAGATCAACACTGGACTTTTCAATCAACTTGGTTCAAATATAACTGCGATTACACCATCTGCTGGACCTGTATTACCCACTCAATTTGGATTTGCTGATCTAAACAATCCAAACTTTATATACACTGCAACATCTGCATATTCAGACATATTTGCTATGCCTGCCCCATCAAGTGGTGCATCATCATCTATACAATATAAAGTTGATGGTAATTACAATGCTGGTGTTGCTATTAAAGACAGTCTTGGTAATTTAGATACAAGAATCGCTCAAGTTAGAAATAATCCTTTGGTTGGTCCACAAGCTGCATCTACAGGATTTGAGAGTAGTGTACAAACAATAACAGGTATCTATCCATACTTCTGGGGTAAATCTTCAAGTGTTCCTACACCAGCATCAATTGCTGCTGCAATAGCTGCAGGTACTGCAAATAAAGTTTTAGCTCCTGCTGATGGTACACTAAGTATTACATTTGCTTCAACAAGTGAATACATATGGTTTGTTCATTATAGTTTGTATACAAGGAAGAAAAGTTGGAACACTTCTGCAAACCCAACGGTTGCAGCTATTGGAGTTGATTTAGATCCTTCAAGTATATGGACCACTCCAGTTACACAAAATGTTACATCACCAGATGGATATTGGTCAAGTGTTCCATTCTCAGTGTATATAAGTAGAAGTCAACAAACAAGTGCTGCTGGAATTGTTTGGGATTTAAGAAATAATCCAGTTTAAAATCAAATAAAAAAATAATATAAAATGGCAATACAATACAATGATAATCTGGCTATATCTGTAAACAAACCTTTAGATGCCAGATATTTTACAACTGATACAAATCAACCGTTCTCAACCGTATTATCTGCTAACACAGCAATACCTCTATCAAGAAGACACCTTGGTCTCACTGTACTTATTGGAACTACAAGTAATGCTGTAGAATATTGGTATATGGGTGGAACTGCAGATGGTAATCTTGTAGCAAAAACCTCAGGATTAGTTTCTGCTAATAATGGTCTTAGTGTTTCAGGAACAACGGTTAAGCTTGGTGGACCTCTTTTAACCAACACATCAATTGATCTTTCTACATACACTTTAGCATTAAAATCAGCAACCACTTACACCACTGGAATTGAAATTCTTCCTGGTGCTGCTAGTCCAAATCCTACTTCAGGTGTTGATAGAATAGCTATCACTGGAAACCTATCTGTAAGTGCACAAAGTTATTTTTTTGGTAATGTAGGCATGGGTGCTACACCACTTTTACCAACTGATAACACAGATATAAGACTAAATACATTTAAAGTAGGTCTCCCAGGTTCAAGTAAAACAGTTATAGGTGCTTCAAGTAGTGCTACAGAGTTAACAACTGCAGGAACATATACAGCATTTGCAACCTCTTATATTGGTAGTGCTTCAAGATTGTTTTTTTCTTTTGATGGTACAGGTGCTCAAGCATTAAATCCTCTTAGTACGTATACAGGAGGACTTAGTTATTTTCAATTTGGCACAGGTAGAGATGTTACAGGTGGAGTTTGTTCAGCACATGCTGCTCAAGCTCAATTTGCAAAAGCTTCTCTTGGAGGTCCTAGTGGTAATATTGATAAAGTGATTGTATATAGAGCTATGCGTCCTGTTGCTGATACACTCATAGGATATAATGGAACTATTACAGAAATGGTTGGTTTACAGATAGAAGCTCAGAATGGTCCAATTGGAACTGGTACAGTTACAAACTCTTATGGAATTAAACAGTTAGGAACAGATGATGTAAATTCAATTAATGGTAAAACACTATTTAATAATAAAGTTGGTATTGGGTTTGAACCAGGAGCAGGATCTATAAAATTATTTGTATATAATCAAGTAGACCCAAGAACTATAGTTGGAACTGGTACAACGGCTACAAACAGTGAAGTATATCTACTTAATACAACAAGTCCATTAGTTACAAATATTTCTTCAATGACAGGGCTTGGTGGTGGTGTTGCTTTATCTGGAGGTAGAGTTACACAACCTGTGGATTTTGGTTTTTCATATATGACTGGACTTAGGGGTGGTGTTTATTTTGCTCCAGCTGCTAGTATAACTGGTACATTATGTTCAGTCACTGCATCTTCTACTTTTCAAAGAGAGCCTGTTGGTGGAGTTATATCAACAACTCCAACAAATTTAACTACATACATTGCATTTAGAGCACTCTCTCCAACCGTTCCTCTTCCTACTGGATCTGGTCCTACTCCTGCATGGTATGGGACATTAACTAACTCTATAGGATTGTTAATTGAATCTCAGAAAAGATATATTGATGGAACTCTAGGAAAAGGAACAATAACAAATTCTTATGGTATAGTTCAAGGAGATATTGCTGATGCTAGTTTTGGAACACAAGATACAAATATATTCAATGCTGAAAAGAATATATTTAGAAATCTACCTGTATATGCAAACAATGCAGCAGCACTTGTAGGAGGTCTTGTAGTTGGTACTATATATAGAACAGCTACAGGAGAATTAAGAATAGTAATTTAAAAACCAAATAAAATATGACAATATACATAGTTTTAACAGTAGCAGGGAGTGATACAGGCCCTTTTAATTTATATTCAGATGTTGATGGGTTTATATCAGCATTTGAAGTGGGAGTTCCAAAATTAAATTTGGAACTAGGATATAACTCATATTCTGCTCCTGATGGAACAACTGTAGTTAGAGTGATGTCAGACGGTGTTTGTAAAAACTACATAGACATTCCTATTACAGTTGGTCCTATTCCTACAACAACAAGTACATCAACAACAGAAACTCCTACTCCACCTTTTCCAACAGATTGTTATTGCTTTAATCTCACTGCAGTTGGAGAATATACAATTACATGGAATGATTGTATAGGAATTGATCATTCATTTATAGGTTCTAACTTTGATATAAATATATGTGCTCAGCTTGGTAGCATTGCTGAATTTGGAGGAGATGGTTCTTTAATTATATCAAATTCAGGAAATCTATGTACAGTTAATGAAGATTGTTCTCCAACAACAACCACTACAACTACATTACCTCCAGAATGCTATTGTTATAATGTAACAAGTGTAGGATTTTATGTAGTTGAATGGTTTGATTGTGAGGGAGTAAAACAAACTTGGACAGGTCCTAATATAGATATTACTTTTTGTGCTCAACTAGATACAATCAGTTATTCAACTGGAGATGGTTCAATAACCATAATTGGTGGAATTGATCCTTGTACAGTGGATGGAGATTGTCCTGTAACCACTACAACTACTAGTAGTTCGAGTACTACTACCACTACCAGTTCGAGCAGTACAACAACAACTAGCACTACAACAGGTATTCCATCATATTTATTTGAACTAGTATATGATGATGTAAGTTGTTCAAATGCTTGTGCAGGATTAGTGACTACAACCTACTATAGTGCAGATATTATATTAGGTGCAGCTTCTGTTTTATACACTGATTCAGGACTAACAATTCCTGCTGTTGATGGATTTTATTCTAATTTTTCAGATTGCTTCACTGTAATAGATGGTTTAGGAACAATTGATTCTGTGTCAAGTTGTTCATTATAATATAAAAAATCCTGTTTTGTTGGTTTTACAGGGTATCCCCTGCCCTTTCTAGGGTGGGGGTTTTGTTTTATAACGAATTTGATTAACTTATATAATTAAATTAGTTAAAAAGATTTGGTATATATAAAATATATTCATACCTTTATACTAATTTAACCAATAAAAACTATATATGGCAGTAAATGAAAGCTTGCTTTCCCAGTTAGAGCAGATGCTTGGCTGGAAGAAAAGTAAAAAAGTCTATGCTGAAAAGCTAGGTGTGTCAGAAGAAGTGGTTGATGAGTTATTAAAAGAGCTAAGAAACAAAGAAAGAGTGAGGGATGATGCTGAGGTTGCACATTACATTGATGTTCTAGAGGAGATGGTTGTAAAGGTGAATAATGAAAAAGGAACATTAGAATCTACAGTTGAGACAAGTTTTGAGCCTAAAGATGATATTGAGCTAGCAAAACTACATAAAATAAACCTAGACAAGTATAAGATTTCTAACTACTGGACTAAACAAAAGCCTAATGGTAAGTTTACAAGTTCAGTGTTTGCAACTCTCAGACAACCAAAGGATTACACACCAGAAGACTTTGCTAAGTTTCTAGAGAACTACGAACCAAAAGTGTTACTTGTAGATAAAGGTGAAGATGAGAGGGGGTATGAAGAAGTGGATATTGAGGTTTCCATAGCTGACTTCCATTTAGCTAAAAAGACTCTAGAAGGAGAAACTATGGAAGATAAGAAGGTGCAATATCTTACAACTGTTTATAATCTTGTAGAGAAGGTAAGAAACTCATTTAGTATAAACACGATTGTGTTCCCTATATCAAATGATTTCTTCCATACAGATAACTACCAAAATCAAACTACAGCAGGTACACCTCAGGATGTACTTACAGGATATGATAATGAGTATGAAGCAGGGTTTGATCTTCTAGTTACAACCATCAACTACCTAAGAGCTATGAGTGAGCACGTAGAAGTTATCCTAGTTCAAGGTAATCATGATAGAACAAAGTCTTTCTACCTAGCACATGCTCTTGAGGTGTTCTTTAGTGTTTACACTGATGTTAGCTTCCAGAGAGAACATTCAGTAACAAAATCTGTAGTATTAGGAAGTACATTCATTGGTTACCATCATGGTAACTGTAAGATAGATGAGCTTCCTTTATTGTTTGCTACAGGTAAGGATAGTTTTGATTTTGGTGCTGCTAAATATAGAGAAATCCACACAGGTGATAAACATCACTACATGGCTAAAGAGGTGAAAGGTGTAAGAATACAACAGATGCCTTCTCTTTCAGGAACTGATAGATGGCATTTAGATAATAACTATGTTAACAATATAAGAGCTGGTCTTGTGCTCATATATCATCCTAAGCACGGAAAGATAGGAGAATTTGAATCAAGAATTTAAACAACATGGCAACATTAAGAAAATTAGTTTCAGATATTCGTGGAATGCATAAGTTGCTTTCTACAGATGAATTGATTACAGATCGTGTAATTGCATCTGAAATTAGAAACAACACTTTATTATTAGTAAAGAGAGAAACTAATCTAAGAAAACTCTGGGCTACTAATACATTGTTTACTACCATTCCTTGTTTGGAAATGGTAGAAGTTCCTATTTCTGAATGTTGTGAATATGTAGATCCTTGCACAGTGGCTAGAAGTAAACACAAACTTCCACGCATAGGTGAAGGAAATTACCAATACCTTATACAAGGTGTTTACTCAATAAATGCAATGAGTGGTTCTGGTAAGAAACTAAAAGAAATAACTATAAATAGATATGTAAATCTACTTAAACTTCCTATCATCAAGAAGGAAGAATACTATTGGATAATGAATGGTTATCTATATGTTAGCAATCCATTATTACAAGCAATTAGAATATCAGCATTCTTTGAACAAGATGTTCCTAATGAGATTATGTATCCTGAGTGTGGGTGTGGAAGTAACGAACCTACTGATGAAGATTGGTGTAAAAACCCTCTTGATAAGGAATTCGCTCTACCTGGATATCTAGAGAAGCAGGTGTTAGAACTCACTTCACAGAAACTACTTTCTACATACTTCACATTAAAAACTGATTTAACGGATAACGGAATAGATGGACAAGCACCAAATGCCCCAGCTGGAAGCTAATGAGAGTAAAAATAGATTGGAGATCTGCAAGCAAAGAAAACTACAACAACTTCTGTAAGAAGCACCCATCAATAAAACTTACATTTGATGAATGGAGAAATATTCTCTATTCTTTCAACGAATCGTTCAAGAACTATATATTAGAAACTGGTGAGAAAGCTAAAATGCCTTTTGGCTTTGGTGAGTTTTCTATTAACAAGAAGAAGCGTAGAAAGAAGAAAGGACTTAATGATGAGTTTGTCAACCTACCAATAGATTGGCAAAAGACAAAAGAAAAGGGGAAAAGGATATACAATTTTAATTACCACACTGAGGGTTACTTTTTTGGATGGATGTGGTTTAAAGATACAGCAAGACTTAAGACTACAGATCTTTGGTATTTTAAACCATCTCGTACAACATCAAGACTTTTGTCTCACTACATCAAAACTGATAATAAATATCAACACATCTACAGAGAGTGGAAAAAATAATATAAAATGTCATACTACTACAAATACAATTTTACGTCTCCTGAAATAGTGTATTCCACAATAAAGGAAGAGCTAAAGAGCTACTTTGATACAGGAGCTGTAGATGATCTTATGTTTCCTACGTACACTGATAAGTGTCTTAGAAAACTAGGAAGATCATCATATGTCATCTCTGAACAGATTCTCTATATAGAGGATTTTCAAGCAAGGCTCCCAGATAACTTCTTTGCTGTAAGGGAAGCTTGGATGTGCTCAGAGATTCCACAATACCCATACCAATCAGCTAACTCATTCTACTCTCAAGCTGCTACACAATCCACTATACAAGTTTCTCCTTTAACAATAGGAGGTACACCTTGCAATAATCCAGGATGTCAAAATCCAGGATGTGATGGTACATGTATGCCTGAGCTCATACAAGCTGTTTACAAAACAAATAACTCTATAGCTAGATCTTACAGGGATGAATATCTTCTTAAACCAGGAAACATATCTGCACAAGCTAAATGTGCTGTAGGATATAATGATAACTGGGAAATGTATGGACATGCTGGAAGTCCTATAGGAAGTTTTACTCCAGGAGCATCTTCAGTGGATTCATTTGATGTTAGAGACAATAAGTTTGTAACCAACTTTAGAAATGGAGTGGTTCATTTAATATTCTACGCTACAGAGTATGATAACAACGGTAATCAAATGATTCCTGATAACTATCGTATTAGAGAATATGTAGAAGCTTTCATTAAGTATAAAGTGTTTGAAACTCTCTCGAATCAGATAAATGATGAGACCTTCCAACAGATACAACAGAAGCTTGTCTACTATAAGCAAATGTCAGAAGAAGCATTCATCATGGCTGATATAGAGATTAAGAAACAAGATGCTTGGGCTAAACAAAGAAGAATAAAGAACGATCT